GGCCGCCGAGCTCGGCTACCGGGACGGCCGGCAGATTCGCGCCGCCATTCGTGACGGCCGCCTCGACGGGTACCGGCCGATGCTGGGGCGCGCCGCCCTCGTGGCCCGCGCCGACGTCGACCGGCTCAAGGCCCCGGCCGCCGCGTGAGACACACGGGACCGGACATGGCGACCAGGCTCCTCGTGGCTGACCGGGACCGGTGGAGGTGCGTCCGGTGCGGGCGCGACCTCTCCGACGGGTCCGGCAACCTCCAGCACCGCCGCGCGCGGGGCATGGGGGGCACGAGGAAGGTCGACGTCAACGGCCCCGAGAACCTGATTCTCCTGTGCGGGTCGGGGACGACCGGCTGCCACGGGCACGTGGAGTCGCACAGGGAGGAGGCCCGCCGTGCCGGGTGGGCCGTCAGCCAGGCCGATGACCCGGGCCGGGTCCCTGTCACCTACCCGGGAGGCCGTTTCCTGCTCACCGCCGATGGTGGGCGCATCCCCTACCGAGAGAAAGAGACCGCAGCATGACCACTGCCAGCACCATTCACCCCCACGAGCGTGGCAGCGTGCGCGCCGACGACCCTGTTACCAGCCAGTGGGCCGCCGACTCCATCGCCGACGCCACCACCTCGCAAGCCGTCGTCCTCAGGGCAGTCCGTGAGTACCCCAAGGGGCACGAGTTCACTCTTGCCAACGTCGCGTTGCTTACCGGCAGGCTCCTGTCCCCGTCCCGTGCCCGCACCGCCGTTCGAGAGCTCCAGGACAAGGGTCTCATCGAGGAGACCGGGCGGTACGCGACCATGCCTTCCGGCCGCAAGGCGCGCCTCCTCACCCTCACCGAGACCGGGAGGGCCGCAGCATGAGCGTTGACGTCAAAGTATCCCTGGACCTGCCTGAGGGCGTAGAACTGCCAGCCCGGTTCGGGCGCCTGACCCGAATGCGAGCAACCTGGGTCGAGGCATACGCCTACAGCAGGTTCGGCCACTCCCACATCCACACCTCCTTGCGTGGCCCTGGTATCAAGAAGGACGGGACTGACGCCGCCAAGGGCTCCTACTTCAGCGTGACTGAGCGCGAGAACGGCGAGCACTTCCACCTGATCCCGGATGCCGACTGGGAGGTGATCCGCCGGGCACAGGCGATGGTGCAGGCGATGCTGGACGCGGCCCGCGAGGTCGAGGAGGCCGCGTCATGACCGCCCCCTACTACGAGGATGACCAGGTCACCCTCTACCACGGTGACTGCCGTGAGGTCACCGAATGGCTCGAGGCTGACGTCCTGGTCACCGATCCGCCCTACGGGATGAACTTCCAGTCCGGGCACCGCGACAAGAAGCTCACCAAGATCGCGGGCGATGAGGACACTGCGGTGCGCGACGCCGTCGCCGCCCTGTGGGGCACCGACCGTCCAGCGCTCATGTTCGGCCGCTGGTCCGTGCCCGCCCCCGCCGGCGAACGCCAGCGCCTCATCTGGCACAAGGCGTCCACGCCCGGCATGGGTGACCTCACCCTGCCGTGGGGGCCGAACTTCGAGGACATTCACCTCCTCGGCCGGGGGTGGGACCGGGAGGCCACCGGGCTTCCCCGCGTCGGCGCGGTCATCACCACCACTCAGGGACGAGGGGGGGGTGTAGACGCCGAGAACAAGACCGGGCACCCCACGCCGAAGCCGGTGGGGCTCATGGAACGCCTCATCGAGCGGTGCCCGGCCGGCGTCGTGGCGGACCCGTTTGCGGGTTCGGGGGCCACGCTCCTTGCCGCCCGGAACCTGGGGCGGCGCTCCATCGGCGTCGAGCTGGAGGAGCGCTACTGCGAGACCATCGCGGCCCGGTTGTCGGAGCCGGTGCTGGACCTGTGGGGCGGTGAGGCGGCATGACCCGCTACCTAACGCCCGGCTGGCTGGTCCGGCATATCGCTGACGTCACACCTGCCCCGCTCTACGGGCCTACCGCCGTCCAGATCGAGGCGCTCTGCGCCGGGAGGCGAACGATCGCCCTGTGGGACTCAGTCGGCAGTCACTACGCCCCCGCCGACGAGGAGCACATCGCCGAGGCGCAGGTCTGCCCGGCCTGCCTGGCTCTCCACCAGCCCCCTAAGCCCGCCGTGGACCTCACCATGGGGACCATCCCCCTCTTCTGACCGATGGATACCCCCGTGATGCCCGCTGAGGAGGCGGCCTGGGTGCGAGAGCACGCCTGGCTGCCTCCCATGCGGCGTGACTACGCCCAGTGGCCGCACCTCTACGACCGGTGCCCCTGCCGCCGCTTCCTCGCCGGTAGCGGGGCCTGCGGTGCCTGCCAGGCAGGCGACCACGACGACTGCGCCCGCCGGATGGAGCGCTGGCCGGCCAACGCGCCCCTCTGCTGGGTCACCGACCGGCTGGGGCGCGTCCCGATCCAAGGCGGCGTCGACTCCTGGCAGGTGTGGGACGCCCGCACCGCCCATGACCCCCGCTGCACCTGCTACCTCGCCGGCCACGCCGACGCCGCGCCGGTGCCCGAGCAGGGCGACCTGCTCTCTCTCCTAGCGGCCTGACCTCCCTACGAAACCAAGGAACACCAATGGATTCATTCAGGTTCTTCGTCCCCGGTGAGCCGATCACCGAGGGGTCGATGAGGACGTTCAAGTCGGGTCAGCGCACCGTCGTCACCCATGACCGGGGCCCCGAGCTCGATGCCTGGCGGATCAAAGTCCGCCGAGCCGCCGAGGCCGCCGCCGAGGCCGCCTACTGGGAGCCCCGCTACGACGGGCCAGTCGAAGTGTGGGCAGAGTTCCGGCTCCCCCGCCCCAAGAGTGTCCCCAAGTCCCGCAAGCACGCGCAGACGAAGCCTGACCTGGACAAGCTCCAGCGCGCCATCGGGGACGCCCTAGCCCCCTACAAGCGGCCCGGCGTCCTCCGTGATGACTCCCGGATCGTGGAGTGGCACGCGATCAAGCGCTACGCCGACGACACCCACCCCGCCGGGGTCACGGTGCGCGTCTCGAAGGCGCGGGATTACCTCACTGGGCAGGTCATCACCAGCGTCGACGACATCCGCGACTTGCCAGTGGACGCAGTCATAGTCGACGCATACGGCAACGCGTTCCACCTGTATCTAGGCGACTGGGTCCTAGTTGGCCGCGAGGGTGAGTACACCTACAGCGCTCACGAGATCGACCTGCCCGCAACCCTCGTCGTCGTGGACGAGATATGAGAACCAGCCCTGAAACAAACCCCTACCAACTAGGAGGATGAGTCTCGTGCCGGAGACACCACAAGGGAGGCGGCCATGACCGCCTTCGACCACCGGCGGTCCCCCGCCGAACGCGGCGACTACTGGGTCGCCGTGCATACCTGGGTGTTCGACCTGGGCCTGTCACACGTCGCCCTGTGCACCTACATCGCCCTGGCATCCTTCGCGGACCGGGCCGGGAAAGCATGGCCGTCCATCGCCGCCATCGCCCGCCGGGTCTCCCTGTCCCCCAGGAGCATCCAGCGTGGACTGTCCGAGCTGGAGGAGGCCGGGCTTGTGCGCCGCGCCCCCCAGGTGAAGGACCGCACACAGCAGTCGAATGTGTACTGGGTGCGGATCGTCGCGCCACCGGAGCAGGCGTTGGAGCCCGACGTCGAGGTGATGATGGCGGACGGCTCGACGGGGTTCGTGGACGCCCCCGCAACCCCCCGTCACCCTGACGCCCCCCCGTGTCAGTGTGACACCCCCCCGTGTCACCCTGACACCCCCCCGTGTCACACTGACGTACAGAACACCTCCATAGAACACCTCCATAGAACACCTATAGAGTCACCTTCCGTAGGTGGTCACCTTGGGTTGGTGCAACAGCGCGCTGAAGCGCGCCCGACGACGGATGAGGCCAAGCCGAAACGGCGGGGCACACGCATCCCCGATGACTTCGCCGTCACGAGCGAGATGGCTACGTGGGCCGCCCAGAACGTCCCCCTGGTCGACACAGCCAGCGAGACCGACCGGTTCCGCGACTACTGGGCGGGCGTGTCCGGCCAGCGCGGCACGAAGCTCGACTGGGTCGCGACCTGGCGGAACTGGATGCGCCGCGCCGACGACGACCGCACCCGGGGCCGGCGCAGCCAGGCGCAGATCATGCGCGACAACGCTGCCGCCGCCATCGCCAACGACCAGCGCGCTGCCCTGGCCGGGCCTGACGCGCTGACCGGGTTCCTCGAGGGAGGCCAGCCATGGGAGTGACACAGCAGGACATCGCCGGGGTCCTGGCCTACCTGCTGGCCGCGCAGGCGATCACCGCGACGGACGGCCAGGTCGTCGTCTGGCACGACTACCTGACGCACACGGTGCCCGGCCTGGACGCCTGCGAGCTCCGGCCGGCGTGCCGGGACGCGGTCAGGGCGTGGGCGACCGACGGGAGGGCGTGGCGCATCGACGTCGAGCGCTTCGCCTCGGCGGTACGCCGGGCACGCTCGGAGCGGGTGCGCGCCGAGGAGTCCGCCCGGGGCGCGTTGATCCCCGACGGGCTCGGCAATGACGCGAAGGCGGAACTGGCGTGGCGCAAGGCGGCGACCGCGGCCGTTGGGCGTGGGGCCTCGCGGGCTGAGGCCGAGGCGGTGGCGTGGCGCACGGTCGGTCTTCGCCCGCCGGCTGTCACCCGCGGCCGGGACGTGCTGGGCGGCCTGACGGGCCCGGATCGTGCACGCGAGGTGCTGCGGAGGCTCAAAACAGCCCCGGGAGCGGTCACCGCAGCCCCAGGGGCGGGACAGAATGGGCCGACGCTACACCGACATCGGGAGGGGCCTGAAAGGCCCGCAAATCGGCTCCCACGCAATCCAGGTTCTGAGAGGAGCGCAGCATGAGCGAATGGGTCGACTGGCTGAGGTGGGGTGCGCCCGAGCTCGCGCGCCGCGTCAATGCCCTGGACGCCTCCCCCGTGCGCCGTGGAGGTGGCCCCGTGCACGCGGGGTTCGGGGCCGCTTCCCCGGCCCGGGATGCGGTGATCGCGCTACAGCAGGACGCGCGGCGCACGGTCCGTGAGCGGGAGGCCCTGCACCGTGGGGCGCTCAAGGCGGGCCTGCCCCGCCTCGGCCTGGCCGCGGGCTGC